CTACTGATATACGATGATATATTCCAGAACCCTGTTCGCCTGTATACGGATTAAACTTAATAGCACCAAATGTCACAATAGTCGCATCTGGGCGAGTACTCAGTGTTTCTAAATCTAACATTATATCCATTATTTTTCCTCTGTTCCTGCGACTCGTTTACGTAGATTACTTGAACTAAATGAATGGTCACGGCCATTGAATATACATTCAATGTTACGTGTGCCGCATTCTTCCTTGCCCGAAAACTCTCTATCTTTATATTCTATACCTAAAACTCTAACGTCAAGTGGCAAAATTAATAGTAAATCTAATAGGTCTTGTTCAGTTTGATATATAACTACTTCATCAACATAACGGCAGGCCGCAAGTTGTATCTGTCTTTCTACTATACTTTGTACTGGTTTATTTTTTGTGTCAGGACGATCAATGGTTGGGTCTGTTTGTAGGCCAGCGATAAGATAATCGCAGTGATTCTTGGCTTCACTTAACATGGCTATATGGCCTGCATGTAGCAAGTCAAACGTTGAAAATGTTATTCCTATCTTTTTTCCATCAGCTTTAAGTTCTTTGATGTTGTTAAATATCATTCAGTGGGTTCTAATTTGATCTGTAAAGGAAATCCATTGCCGCGTGCCATTTGTGTTACTTCGACACCTTTTTGTTCTGCTATCTCGTAGGGCAACACTGCCGCAACTCCACTGCCGTCAACGTGTATCTTTTCTGTTATGATTGTAGCGTCTTCAAGATTATGACCAAATACTTTCATCAATGTTTCAATAACAAATTGCAGTGTGGTCACGTCGTCATTGATATAGATCACTTTGTACATCATGGGTTCTTTAAGGTCAAAGTTTGGCTGTGGTTTTGTTTTTGTAACTGCTTTTGTGCCCATGTATTCCCTTTCGTATGTTGTCATATTATTTGAATAGTGGGCTAGGTAGTTGCCTAGCCCTTACTATTATTATACTACTTTTGAAATGTAATTGCAATCTTTTTTGGCTTAGCTGACTCTGGAATTATATGTTCCAATGTCACCGAAAGTATGCCATTCTTAACAGTTGCTCCACGAACTTCTACATTCTCTGCAAGAGCAAAAGTCCTCAGAAAGTTGCGTGCCGCAATACCATTGTGTAGATAATCACTACCGTCTGGTTCGCCAGTTGTTTTTTCACCTTTAACATGTAGTTCACCGTCTTTGAGTTCAACGTCAAGTTCAGTTTCGTCAAAGCCAGCTACTGCCACTTCAATGGTGTATGTTGTTTCGTTATGTTTAATAATGTTATATGGGGGATAGTTGGAACTGTTAAGTGTGCCAGCTGTCCTTGATAACTCACTGAACATTCTATCAAAGCCTACAGCAAATCTATGTATGCCTGGAATGTCTAAACTGTTTACGTATACTTCTTTCATGCTATTTTCTCCTTATATTAAGCAAGATTATTTTGATGACCCTTTATCGGCATCATCGTCCTTCTTAACTTCAGTGAACTCGGCATCAACAACATTGTCGTCCTTGCTCTCTGAATCCTGTGTAGCACTTTCAGTTGCCTGCTGTGCTTCGAACAATGGTGCTAGTGGCTCAGCCAATTTAGTTACAGCTTCAGTGATTGCATCTTTGCTGTTTTCCTTAACTGCTTGTTCCACAACCGCAACAGCATCATTGATCGCTGTTTTTTGTTCTGCGGTAATCTTATCACCATGTTCTTCTACCTGTTTCTTAATGTCGTGTAGCTGTGCTTCTGCAGAGTTTTTAACATCAACTAATTCTCTTGCTGTTTTATCAGCGTCTGCATTAAGTTCTGCATCCTGCACCATTTTCTCAATTTCCTCATCAGTAAGTCCTGAGTTTGCTTTAATGGTAATTTTGTTTTCTTTGCCAGTGGTCTTATCTTTGGCACTTACTTTTAGTATGCCATTAGCATCAATGTCTAAACTAATTTCAATTTGTGGTGCTCCTCGACGTGCTGGTGGAATACCTTCAAGATTAAACTGCCCAAGGACCTTGTTGTCCTTCATAAACTCACGTTCACCTTGACCAATTATCACAGTTACAGCCTGTTGGTTATCATCTGCTGTTGAAAACACCTGCCCAGCTTTGGTAGGTATAGTTGTATTCTTTTTGATTAATTTAGTCATTACACCGCCTAGTGTTTCGATACCTAATGACAACGGAGTAACGTCTAACAATAGAACATCTGTAGTATCACCTGCTAATACAGCACCTTGGATTGCGGCACCAGCGGCTACTGCTTCATCTGGATTAACATCCTTGCGTGGATCTTTGCCAAAATATGCCTTAACTGCTTCTTGTACCTTGGGCATACGTGTCTGCCCACCAACTAGGATAACATCTGTAATATCATCTAAGCTAGTGCCAGAATCTTTTACGGCTGTCTTACATGGCTCAATTGATCGTTTAATTAAATCTTCAACCAATGCCTCAAATTTAGCACGGGTAATTTTTACGTTCAAATGTTTGGGTCCGGTAGAGTCAGCAGTGATATAAGGCAAGTTGACGTCTGTCTGAGTATTGCTTGACAGTTCAATTTTAGCTTTTTCTGCGGCTTCTTTAAGACGTTGTAGAGCAAGAATATCGTTCTTAAGATCAAACCCTGACTCTTTTTTAAATTCATCTACTAGATAGTCCATTAGACGTTGGTCAAAGTCTTCGCCACCTAAGAATGTGTCACCGTTAGTTGATAACACTTCAAATTGATGTTCACCATCAATGTTACTGATTTCAATTATTGAAATATCAAATGTACCGCCACCCAAGTCATATACAGCAATCTTACGATCACCTTTTTCTTGTTTATCCATGCCAAATGCTAGTGCGGCCGCAGTTGGTTCATTGATAATACGTAGTACTTCTAGCCCTGCAATCTTGCCTGCGTCTTTTGTCGCCTGGCGTTGACTATCATTGAAATATGCCGGAACGGTAATAACTGCCTGTGTGACCTCGTAACCAAGATAGTCTTCGGCCGTTGTCTTCATTTTCTTTAATACTTCTGCAGATATTTGTGGTGGCGCTAGTTTTTTATCAGTTACCTTAACCCAAGCATCGCCATTAGAATTCTTAAAGATTTCGTACGGCATTAGGCCAATATCTTTTTGGACAGCTTCTTCATCAAACTTACGTCCTATTAGACGTTTTGATGCGTAAATTGTATTTTTTGGATTAGTTACTGCTTGACGTTTTGCAGGAGCACCTACTAGGACGTCGCTGTCTGTATAGGCAACAACACTAGGTGTGGTTCTCGCACCTTCTGCATTTTCAATTATTTTTGTATTTTTACCTTCTAGAATAGCCACGCATGAATTGGTGGTTCCTAAATCGATACCGATGATCTTAGACATATAGTTTCTCCTTTAATTAAGCAAGATCTAAAAAGCAGGACCCCTAAGGCATCCTACAAATTTATTTATCACTACTACAATATTTTACATACTAAAACAGTTTTTTTGGCAACTGTTGTTTTGATAATTCTTTGCGCCAACGAGCTTTTGCCGCACCTTTTTTACGTTTGCGTTCCCATGTTGGCTTTTCATAAAATTCTCGATCACGAATTTCCTGCAATAACCCGCTAGACATAACTTTTTTCTTAAACTTACGCAAGGCTTGTTCTACGTTATCATGTCTAACGTACACCGCAGTTCCTTTTAATGGATTTTCGTTTTCCAAAACATTACCTTTTAATTATATTAGTATATTATTTATCATACAGTGTATAGTATACATACATTATGTATTGTTGTCAACCAAAGATTGTTCGATCTGTTCAAAATGATCCATTAGGTCATCTTGGTATCTAATTCCGCTTGGTATTATACTAACCTTGCTACTGCTATTGATTAATACTGGTCGGGTACCTTTACAGATATCATTTAAATATTCTAGATCACCGTAATCGCCTTGGTACAAATACACATCAAAATCTTGTTTGCTGGTCTGTAGGAATCTCTCAACCTGTGTTAGTTCGGCTGCCGTAGCATCAACTAACACTATAGTTTGATTCTTGTCTTCTGTTATCATGCTTGGATATGTTATAAATCTACTCATAGGTACCTCTTTTGGTCGTTGTTTAATCTGCGTAATACTTCTTCTTGTTCTGGTTTTGGAAGGTCATTTATATCAAGTTGTCCTGAAGTAATCTTCTGTATTATATACACCATATAATCTTCTTCATATACGTATCGATCCGTTGAGGTCCTGGCCACTTCTATCCATTTTTTATCATTCCATTTATATTGCCTGCCTGGTAAAGTATCAACACGCAGGAACATATCACCTTTGGATGGGTTGGTGGGGAATTCAGTACCAAATCCTGCTTGTGATTCTACCTTAGGTGTTGGATCATTGTCAGCATCTGAATCAGAAATAGCAAACGTTACGGAGTCGTTGGATTTTTTAGGGGGGCGTTTAACTGCTACTTCTTTTGACTGTTTTTCTAATTCGTCGAGAGCCCAATCTAATTGCTTTAGGGCCGTTTTATATTTCGTTAATACAACATCTAAAACTTGTTTTGCGGTGTTAGCCATTATTCGCTAATTTAGCTTCAATTCTTTGTTCTAATTCAACAATGTCTGCAGGCATAGTAAAGTCAACATCTAACTCTTTCTTTAACATTTCATTTTCGTCTAACGACACTGATAAAGACGTCAATGAGTTTCTATACTTTATCCATATTGCATCTATCGCATCTTGTGGTGTAGCCATGTTATTTCTCCAATCTTGTTTTTAGTTTTTGTTCTAATTTTGCAATGTCATCCGGTGTATCAGTATTTACATCGGCTTCAACTTCGTAAAATCTTTCAATCACTTTGGTATTTGGGCCACCATTTCTCAAACTTTGGAATGAATACTGGCTTGCTATTAATAATAATATTGCCAACGGATCAAATACAAATATAATCATAATGATTACCCAAGTAACTGCTTCTTCTAATACATTTTTATCCGGATTGTCTCCGTATATAAATGCCGCAATGTATTTGATAGGGCCTACTTCTGCTTCTAGTTTACGGTATTCTTTTTCATATACCATTTTATCTTCACGTACTACATCCATTGATACCTGTTCAAGTTCAATGCTCTTTTCTAATTCTTTGATACGCTTGTCAGCATCTTTAGCTTTGTTAGTAGTGCCTATTCTTGCTGTGCTAATACGTTTGTTTAGTGTACTAAGTTCTTTGCTATACTTCTTGTCGATAGCCTTTAGTTTCTTATCACGTTCGGTCCGTGCAATGTTTGATTCGTTACGTTCAACGTTCTTAGCTTTTTCAACTGCTTTGTTATAGTCTGCTTCACCACCCCATCCTTCTATTAATGGCTTAGCCGCTTCAACTTCTTTGTCACGTCTATTTTCTGCAACACTGATACGCTTGTCAGCTTCTGTACGTACAACATCTTTTTCGGTTTTAATTTGTGCTCTGAGTTCTTTAATAGCATCTTGGTCTGTTGCCAACACGATGTCACCGCCACCAGTTTTAAGTAAGCGATCTATTTCTTCTTGCCAGCGGTTAACTTTTGCTTCTGAGCGAGTAACTTTCTCATTGATAGTATCAATCATTGCCACTTGCTCGCCACTCATTGATGTTTGTTCAATGTGTGCTTTTGATAGGAACCCAAAGATACCCATGCTGGTAATAAACATTAAGAATACAACTGCTATGGCTAGGTATGTTTTAAGCCAACGGACAGCATGTGTCCAGTTTCGATGTAACCAAATAGCTGTTACTAGTTTACCTACTTCTAGTACAACACCCATGATTATAATGGCTGTAGCTGAAGCGGCAAAGATAGCCACAAGCCCTGCTACTGAATACCATACGGCAACGGTGGATATAGACAACCCCGATAATAAGGTCATCCATGGAATTAATTTATCTGCGAATGATGTTTGCATAGTTTATTATTTAAGATATACCCTATTAGTTTAACAAGAAGTTATTATAAAGTCAACCTATAATTATACGTTATCGATCAGTATTAGGTTGAATGTTGATGAACAGGGGTTACCTGTCTGATTATACTCCATGGCCTTATGGAGATTCATAAGATTAGTTTCTTGGGGGTGTGTATAGTCTGTTGTGTTTTCTCTATCTGACATAATTATTCAGTCCAAGGTCTTCCTTGTTCTAAAGTAACAGGGTCGCCGTGGTCATTGTTAACTATAGTGTTACCACTGTATTTGGTGGGCAATAGATTGATATCATATGTTGATCTCGCATTGCCATCTGCCGCACGATCTATGGCGGCCAAATCAAGTTTGCCAACTTGTTTAAGTTCTTTGCTGGATAGTGTTGATATTCCGTTTGCTGACATAATTTTTCCTATTTTGTATATTTATGCTAAAAAGAAAGGACCGATTCGGTCCTTTCTAATATTACTATAGCAAAAACTATAAATTACGGCATCCACTTCCTAACTTTTTTGTTGACAATGCCTGCTTTAAACAATATATAATGTTCTCTAACACGCTGAAAAAATCGTTGTGGAATTCCTATTTGACTAGCCCAAAGGACATCAATTACTACAGCACCTACTAACACACCTAACCAAAAATCAAACATACCATTCTCCTAAATTTATTAAAAATGTTTTGCGTCACCTTGCGGCTCGTTGTACTACCACCATGAATTATAAAAAACTTTCTTGCCAGCTTCAATCTTAGACCTGGCATCTTCGATAAACGCTAGATCTGTACCTTTGTAATAATCATCAGCATCACTGCCGTAAAAGAAACCACTGGTACTAGGCAGTATCCTCATCCTAATATCTATTTCAAGAGTCTTAAGATCTTTAAGAGTTAGCTCTAGCTCTTGACAGTTAAAGTCATCCTCTTTGTTACCTGTACGTTCACGCCAAAGCCTTTCCATCCAACCATGCAAGTTAGGATGCTTTCTCCACTCTGCAATGGTTTCGTTGTTGGGCTTTGCTGTTTCTTCAAAGTCCGCATCTACTGCATACGCCATCATATCTAATCCCATTACGCCGCTCCTTGATAGGTTGCCATTTCATATTCCCATAACCCTGGAATATGTACTGCTTTCTCAGTGCTAGCTACCCAACCCTTGTTGGGTGCTACCTTAGCTTGTGCTACTCTTTCTTGTGCTTCTTCCATGCTATAGGCTGGCACTAATATAGCAGTGTCGCCTTTAACTAGAGCATGAGTGGTTCCATCTTCTGGACCTTGTACTGTTCTAATTGTCATTTTTGAGATATCCATAATATTCCCCTTATCTATATAAGTGGCCACTGCCACAGTTTTTTTCTAAATAATCAATGTCTTTAAACAAATTAAATCTAACACCTTTTGCTGGAGCTTTCCATGATGCTGGTTTGTATACGTCACCTGTTGCTTTGTCAATGAAAGCGTCAACACTACGTGAAGTTAATTCACCGTCTTTAAGGTAGCCAGATGATATTTTAATGTATCTGTTACCTGGCTCAGCTACCCATCCTCTAACCAATGATAATCCACTGCTGTTAAAAGAGTTTTCAAGTCCTTTCATGTATCTAGTAACTAATTTATCTAATTCCATTTTGTCTGCTCCTAAAATTTAACTGCTTTTCTAACTTACAAATACATTATAACACCAATTTAACCAAAAGTCAACCAAAATATTAGTTGATTTTTTTATTTTTAGGCTGTATAATATAATAGATATGAAGAACAAACAAGCAACTAGCATTAAGATAACCTGGCAAAATGACCATACCATGGGATATTGGAATGAAGTTTGTGCTTGGGCATTAGAACAGTTTGGTCTTCCTGGTGATCGTTACACGACACATGCTGAAACAGAGCATATGATCTTTGAATTTAAAAATAAAGTAGACGCAGAGTTCTTTGCATTACGATGGGCAAGTTAATACTACTAGTAATAATATTCACCCTAACAGGCTGTGCCAAGTTTGCTGTTGATCTATTAGGATTGGGTGGTGCAGTAGAAGGTGCCGCCGGTGCTACTACAGCAGTTGAGCTAGCAGAAACTGTAGACACAGCAAAAACAGTTGGAGATGTTGGTAGCTATGCTAATACAGGAAAAACACTAACTGACCATGCAATCAGTAAATACACTGGTAAAGATTGTAAAACTATCAACATACTTGAAGATAAAGAAATATGTGAGGAAGTGAATGCCGTCGACAAATAAAGAGAATGATATGCACATATATAGTGCGTGGAGAGAGCACGAAGCCTACCAAGTTCCTATAACTGAAGAAGGTGAATATAAAGCTATGCAAAGATTTGAATCTTTTAAAGCAGGATGGTTACAAGCTGAACAAAGGATGAAGGGAAAAAATAAGGAGAAATGATATGAATAAATTACTGACTATTCCAAAAGAAAAACATATCCATAGAATGAAAAATGGTAGCTTATATAAAAAGCCTTTAAGTCAAGATGAAATAACAAGGTTAATAAAATATTATGATTCAGATTTAATTGGACTTATTCGTGCTGTTGAAAAAGTGCATGGTGTCGTATGACTTGGAACTATAGAATAATAGAGCATTACTCACCCGAGCCAGGCGAAACATATTATGTATTAACTGAAGTCTACTATGACAAAAAGGGTAAGCTAATGGCTTACTCAGACGATAATACTATTCTCGGTAATGACAAAGAAGAAATTATAAGAGTATTAGAAATGATGCTTGCAGATGCTAAAAAAGACCAACCTATACTAACCCCAAAAGATTTTGAATAAATGATAGAATTACCACTACAGCCATACTGGGACAAGGTGGTGACAGAATTTGAACGCGAGAACGACTGCGAAGTTGACTTGTGGTACAATGACATGATGATCTATCTTAAAACGAAATATAGATGTGACTATTGGGAAAGAGAGGAGCAGTATGGTGGTCCTTGTTTTGTGTTCCAGGACGAGCGGGACTCAACGTACTTCATGCTGAAGTTCGAATGATGATGCTATCTACATGGCCACCACCGGCCGAATGGGAAGAAGTGGTTATAACCTGGAACACTATGCTAAAGAGTGATCGACATAAACCGCCCGTGATAATAGAATGGTTAGAAACTGCTCCCGGGGGCAGATATCATTTACACGGTTGGCGGGCCAATGAGGGATTTGCGTTCCGTTTTGAGAATAAAAAGGATGCAACTTATTTTAGATTGATATGGAGTTAACATGAAGACAGTGCAAACACCCACAATATACGTGGACATGGATGGAGTAGTAGCAGACTTTGATGGCTACGTTGAATCCATATTAGGTATCAAGACAACACCAGGGATAAGATTTAGCCAAGAAGATTGGTGCAAGATTAGAGATTATAACAATAGGATATACAAGCATGTTCCTGTACTAGCCAATGCCCATGAAATTGTTACTGGGGTCAAAGATATTGCTGATTATTATCGGTATGATGTTAAGTTTCTAACAGCGATACCTAAAGAGAATGATCTAGGATGGGCGTTTTGGGATAAGGTAGAATGGGTACAGAAAAACTTCCCTGGCATCCCTGTATGGTTTGGTCCTTACTCAACTGATAAACAACATCACTATCGCTCAGGTGACATATTAATAGATGATCGTGTGTCAAACATAGAGGACTGGCTTGCCGCAGGCGGTAAGGCCATATTGCACAAGGGTGATGCTGTTGAAACTATAGGTGCGTTAGAAGCTCTAGTGTAACGTCTTACCAACAGACCCCTCTACATATTGATTTTCAAAAAATGCTAATAGATCTTTAATTCCCTGACTCATGTCACCTTCTACTTCTTGAGGTAATAACATTGCTTTAATTCCACCAGCTGGTGTAACAACAAAAACATAATCTTCTGGGCCTGTTTCTTCATTTATATCTATCTCTTCCATTTCCCAATCAACTTCGTTTGACAGCTCTCTTGTCTTTGCCATGTTCTTTCTCCCGGATAATCGTTAGTTTAATTGCTATCTGAGTTTCAAGTTCTTTTGTTACAGGGTGCTTTTTTCCAAATGCTTTATAGTATGTATGTAAATCCCAATGCTCTTTATCTCGTGTTATATTGAGTATGTGTTCTTCGATATATAGCCTGATAGCGATGTTCGCGCTGTAGGAATCTATCTCGTCTGGGCAACTTAGATAAGTTAGTTCTATGTCGTCATCGATCAGGGCGTTGGACCCTTTATAGGTGTGCGAAGGAACTTCAAACAGTCTCGCTCTGTACTGTTTTAAGTGCTGATATTCGTGTACCAACGTTTCTATCAGACTGATCGACAGTTCATCGGCATCCTTCTTTGTTATTTGCCAAGGAACTATACGATGATGGTTTATTATAAAATTAATACGGAATGGTTTACGACCAGCCTCGTCTAGATCTGGATCATATTCAGCTCCGATGGTCCAATCATCTGGTTCCATGGTGTAGTCTTTAAGTATTTTAAGTTTTACTGGATGCCCTAATCTGTTTAAGAATCGACTGAGTTTTCCGCCAAATGTTCTTAACAGCATCTTTTTACCAACTAAAGAATCTGCCCACTCACTGATTTTTTTATATTCGTCAATTGAATTTAGGAGCATTAACTGCCTCCCATCATTTTAACCTGCGGATTTGTGTATAGACTTCCGTCTGTTCCCGTATAGCTTGGAGTTCCTTCAAATGGGTTAGTCTGCAACGGACCGATGCCATTTAATGCCAACAAGTTGTTGTTCTCACCTTCTGCAAGACTGGCCGCAACCGATTCTCCATACTTGGTTGCTGTATTGGCCATATTTCTTAACATAGTTCCTACTCCACCTTCACTCATGTCCTTTCCATACTTGTGTAAGTTTGTGGCAAATCCCATGTTCTTGCCCAATGTTTGCGTAGGTGTTCCTGTGCTGGCCTGTAGCTGGGCAGATGCGATGAATCCATTGGTTTTTGTAAGGCTGGTATCTAATGCTGTAACTTTATCAGCTGAATATCCGCCGGCTAGTGCGTCGATCTCTGGATTACCTGCTACTGGGCCTAATATGTCACGCATGTTTGGTATAGCTGTCGACCCACTAGGAAGGCCTATCATACTTTCTATCGCTGATGTAGTGTCACTATCAATCATAAGACTGTTTAATGTTAGGTGGGCCGCGTTAGTTAACGGGGTTTCTACTTTCTTTATGTTACCAAAGAATGCTAATCCCTGTGTGGCATCTATCATCTTTCCTCCACCCATGTCGCTGAGCTTTAGTCCAACTCCCGCTAGGTCTGTTTCTAATCCTGAGGTTGTGCTTGGGTCAGCAGTCTTTGTGTAGTCACCAAGATCTTTAAGGCTCTGTATACCACCTGTTGTTACTGCTGGTGCTGTTGTGGCTCCAAATGACGTTCCTGTTGTGCTTGTTCCAGTTGTTGTTGAGAAACTTCTGGTTGTTACTGCTGGGGCACCAAATGATGAAGTAGATGTTGTTGTCGTTGCTACCGGTGCTGGTGCAGTCTCTCCAGTTAAAAAGCTAGGACTCTTGTATATGCTAGAGTCTGTTCCTGTGTATGCTGGCATTCCAGCAAATGGGTTTGCTTGCCCAAACTGCTCTGCTGATGCGTCAAGTGCCGCTGGGTCATTGATGTTTGACAGCACTCCAGATATCTTATCTTTGTATGCTGGGTCACCTAGATTATTTAGATCAACTCCAGCTTCAGATAATTTTTGATTTAGTCCTGTGGCATTGGCTAGTTTGTTGTTTTGGAATGCTTCAACTAGTCCGCCAGGCGATCCAAGATTCTTTACGTCAACGCCGTTCCATAGTTTCCCACCTGAATTAATTGCCGCACCTGCGCCAGGTAAATCACCAAACACGTTGGTCATGCCGCGATCGCCCATGCTACTGAGATCATTGATGCCACTGCCAAAGTCACTGTAGTTAGAATCTTTAAGGAAACTGGTCGCTGACATTAAATTCTTGCTGTCATCACAATGTGACTGTGCCTGACTTACAATAGCACCAAACCCACCACAGTCATTTTTATTAAATAATTTTGCCTGAACCGTAGTTAATGTAGAAAGTGCTGAGGCCGCTTGCACATTAGCGGGATAGTCACCGCTGTCGGCTACTGTCTGTAATTCTGCCATGGCCAATTTGACATTTGAGGATAGATCGATGGCCTCTCCACCCCCTCTTTGGAATCCAACCATGGCAGTGATAGTTGCAGGTGTAAGGCCACCCTTAGGCATGCCGATAGCCACATATTGGTTATCAGCTACTGTGGTCATTGCTCTTGCACTAGCTATCATGTCTGCCATGATTATTTTCCTATGTAACTATGCTACCTGCACCAGCTGGTTCGATGCCAGTGGTTGTTTTAATGTAGTGATTTTGTATTTCTTTTATAGTATTTGAATGCATCATCACGTGTTTTTTTTCTAACCTTATACTAGTATTTAAGTCACTTGTAAACAGGCTTTGTATCAATCCTATCCCTTGTTGACTAGGCATAACCGTACATGGTTTAGTCACAGTGTATGCATCATCTGATTCTTCTACTATCTTAGCAACTAGTTCGTCGCCATTAACTATCTTAAAGGTTACTATATCATCTTGCTCATACTTAGTTGCTACTAACATTTAACTCTCCTAGTCTTTCATTGATTTCTTCATCTGATAATTTTGCAAGTCCTTGATAACCACCTTCTACAAATAATTTATCGCCCAAATAGATCTGTGGTGCTGACCTATGTCCTTGTGCTATTAACCAGTCACGAGTCCCAGGATCTGCATCAATATTTAATTCCTTAAAGGCAACGTTCTTTGTTTTTAATAGATGTTTTGCTTTGTCGCAAAATGGGCAATTATTTTTACTATATACTGTTAACATTTTATAACTCCGGTAGGTCGTCATATGATACGTTTTCGCCCATTACACCAATGACATAGTTTGTTGATTCGTTTTCTTGTAATGCTGTTTGTTTCTTGCTTGTGTCTGAATGTTTATTAAACCACGGAATGGGAGTAGTTTTTGGAGCATTGCCTTGATATTTAATGCCAATATCTTTTAATGCACTCACAGCAGTATAGTCAACAAATTCTTTAAGGATGTTTGCATTCAATCCAATCACTGGTCCCATTTTAAACAAATAGTCTGCCCACGTTTTTTCTTCAGTGATAACTTCTTCGTACATCTTGTAAACTTCGGCCTCGCAGTCTTTTTTGGCTTTGGCAAAGCGTGGGTCTTCTTTAACTACTTGATTGATTAACCAAGCCGTCCATTCTTTGTGCAACAATTCATCTTGCAATATTAAACTAATAATGTTACCATTGCCCATAAAGATTTTATTTTCTACCATTGCTAGGCTGGTAGCAAATGACACCATAAAGCGGAATGCTTCAAGACCATAACTAGCATTTAGCGCCAACCATACAGCATTAATATGATCTTGCTCATTGATTTTATGTCCTATTTCTTTACGGCAATTAATCACATGCAGTTTATCATAATATGACCCAATCGAAGATGCCATGTCAATAATTTCTTGTGTATCGTGGATGGTGTTAAACACATCCTTAGGCACGTTGTAAACATTACGTATGATATGACTGTAACTTCTTGAATGGATATTTGTTTCAAAGAATGACCAATTAAACACTAATGCTTCTAATTCAGGTAAACTAACTACTGGAGTAAACACCTGTGCTGGTCCACGACCTTGTAGGCTGTCTAGTGCAGTCTGTCTCAAAAGATTTGATGTAAAGATATGTTTAACTGCATCGCTAGCATCTTTAAAATCAGTTGAATCTTTAGTTAAACTGATCTCTTCTGGAATCCAAAAGAACCCCCGGGCAGTCTGTTCTAGTTTAACGATCTTATTGTACTTTACTTCCTCAAATCTTTGTATAGTTACAGGACCTGCTGGGTCAAGGAACATCTTTCTATTTAGGTAGTCTGTCTTTGTGGTTAAGTTGTATTGTTCTTTGCTCATTATAATTTGCATCCTTCGCAATCGTCATCGTCTAAATTGTCTGTTGGTAATGCTTCTGCCTGTGCTTCGATTACCTCGTCTACTGTCTTGCTACCTTGCTTATTAATCAAGCTGTAATAGAAAGTCTTCAGACCCCATATATGTGCCTGCATCAAATTACTAGCGATCAATGTCGTTGGAACTTTACGATCCTCAAAATGTGCTGGATTGTAAAAGGTATTAGTTGATATTGATTGATCAACGTATGCGGCTAATACCGCGGCTGTTTTTAAATAGCCCACACAATCTTTTTGTTCCCACATCAGTTGATATTTATTTTTTAGCTTATGGTATTCGGGAACTACCTGTACAAACGATCCTGCTTTTGATTCTTTTACTGATATTAAACTCATTGGCATTTCAATGCCATTCGTTGAGTTGATAACAACACTACTACTTTCAACAGGGGCAATAGCCATTAACGTAGCATTTCTAACACCATGACTACGCATGTCACTTCTTAATTGTTCCCAATCTAACTCACCAGTTGGAGTAAAGTCTGCTAGTTTGTTAACACCTTTGGCACGGTTTTCCCAAGGAAAGAATCCTTTGCCGTATCTAGTAAATTCACTGTGTAGACACGGTCCGCGTTCTTTAGCGAGTTCAACTGTGGCTTCTGTTAGATAAAATGCCTGATGTTCTACCCAAGTTTTAACTTCTTGCAAGGCTTCTTTCTCACCATACTGCAATCCACGTTTTGCGTGCCAGTACGCAAGATTAGTAATTCCAATGCCCAATGGTGATATCTCATCATTTGACAATTTACTCTGTATGCTTAAGAAATCTTGGTAATCAAGTATATTACATAGGCTACGTTGTAGTATACGGCAAGCACGTTTCATGTCTTCTGGGTTACGGAAAGATCCCCAATTGATACTGCCTAGTGTACAAAGGGCAATGCGGCCATTGGGATCATCTAAGCGTTTAAATGCTTTAGTTGGTAATAGAATTTCACAGCACAAGTTACTTTGATAAATTGTGTGGAACGCAGGATCAAATGGGCCTTGCTTCATAACATTGTCAATGAACACCAGATAAATTCTACCTGTGTCTGTTCTCTCTTTAAGTATGCCGCCCTTAAATACTTCTTCTGCTGTTAGTACTTTCTTGCGTAGGCCTTTTTGTCTCTCATACTTTTCATATAATTCTTCAAACAGTTTAGTGTTAGTATAAAATGCTTCATACAAATCAGGCACTTCATTGGGATCAAAGAAAGTTATGTTTTCTTTATTTTTAAATCGTCTCCAAAAGAAAGCGTTAAGCACTACACCATAGTCCATGTGACGTACACGTGTTTCTTCTGTACCTTGGTTATTCTTTAATACAATTAAGTCATCAAACTGATGATGCCAAATTGGATAAAATACTGTTGCTGATGCGTTGCGGATGCCACCTTGTGAACATGAACGTAGATCACCAAACCATTTCTTTAAGAACGGAATCATACCAGTGTGCATGATTTCACCACCACGGATAGGACTGCCTAATGGTCGTAGCCTTCCAATTTCTAAACCAATACCTGCACGCTTACTAGCGTACTTGGCCATCATCTCACCTGACGCAAAAATACTGTCTAGGTCATCGTCTGATTTGATCAGTACGCACGAACTAAATTGTTTTGTAGGGGTGCCTAATCCAGCAAGGACTGGAGTTGCGAGGGTAAACAATCCATCGCTGGAGCAGGCGTAGTAATCTTTAATATACTTTAGACGTTGCTGTGGGTTCTCATTATGGAACACTGTTGCGGCCGCCACCATATATCTAACTTGTGGAGTTTCGTAGATCTGTTTTGTGCTTCTATTTCTTACTAGATACTTTTCAATCATTTGTGCCATTGCGGCGTAACTGTACGTCTCATCTTTTTCATGATCTATTAGATCATTCATCTTGTTCCAGTCTTCTTCAGTGTACCATTGTAATAGATCTTGTGAATATAACCCTGTAGCTACATTAGTCTTTACAATTTCATATAAGTGTGGAACTTGGTAATCGCCATAGATGTCTTTACGCAACATCGAAAGACGTTGTTTACCTGCCACATATTGATAGTTAGTATGTCCTACTTCTGGCTCGTGTTCTACATCAATTAGATCAACTATAGCACGAAGCGTGATCTCATCAATTTCTCTTGTTGTAATGCCATCGTAGAAGTGTGGTTGGCTTTTTATCTCAATCATTGATTGACTAACATCTGCCACGCCCTGACACACTTTTGCTACTTGGGCTTGCCATTTTGTTACATCCAATGGAACTATAGCACCACTGCGTTTTTTAACTTGAATACTACTCACTTAATTGAACCCTCTTTTTTTTAAAAATTATCTAACTTTAGATCCTCACTTGTATATCGATGCAACATCTTTAACTGTTTTTCTTCTATGTGTTTTGTATTTACTATTTCATACGGCCAGTAATTAAGAATATATTTTCCATTGTCTATCCAAGCTACTGCATGCCTTTCTTTTTCCTTATAATCATAATAGATACGTAATTCTAAGTTAACAGATTTATGACTAGTAAAATATATAGTATACAGGATTCCTAATGCTTTAGCAACGCCGCACCAGTAGTTTTCGGCTAACAGTTCCCACGGATTAGGCCAATTCGTTGGATCATCTGGAGACAGGTTGTGAGTTACAAATGGAGCCGTGCTCCACATGTTGTTTAGTTCCACTACTGCTGATTCTAATGGAAGCCGGTCCAACTGATGACGGAAGTCTTTCCATTTAGTTAGCCTGTCGTTTATACGCAGGTTCCAAAAATCTTGCCACATCCTAAGCGAAAGATTTTATGTAATATTTGAATTCGGCATTGTCGCCGGTACTTGATGTTGTGTATTGTAATACCACTGCATTTGCATTTGCAGTGAATCCCCATGTTACGCCAACGCTAGCTGTTTCTGTGTAATCATCCTCGTATACCACAGTACCTGCAATATGGGTACCGTTGTATTGACTGACTTTTAATTGACCAACTCTATAATCGGTGCCTCTACTAATCTGATAGTCTATAACGTTAGTAGTTGATGACTCAACACGAACATTAGTATTTGCTGTGGTATTATCTAACAATGCAATAGTTTGTCCTGGAGTTCCAACAGCATAATTTAATGCTGACACATTGGATTCTAATAGAGTAATGTTAGATTGTAAATTACCCAGTTGTACTGATGTTATGATCTCAGTAACGCCGGTTGTCGGACTGCCTTCTGCTAGGGTGCCATTACCAATGTAGAGTCTACGTTGATCAACACTCCACCCAAATTCACCACTGCTTAGTGTGGGTAAATTTTCTTGCAAGCCACGTCGGACTTGTACTTTTGAGATTTGTATTACAGCCATGTTATCACCTTAGTTCGTTATCTAGTATTTATGCTAACTTATAATACTGCTCAACTCTATCATACCAGCGATCTAACCATTTGTCCCATTCACTTCCCTCTACAGTCCAAGTTTGGAATTGGAAATCTTGGCTACACATCAGGATAACACCTTGCCTGATATCAGTGCCATGGACTTCGTTATGTGCGGCACCATAGGCGCATAATTGAAGGAAATAGTCTTCAATCCACTCCGTTTTCTTAGGTTTATTAGTCTGTTTGTAGTCGATTATAGCCGGGGCACCCTTATATACTCCGCAAGCATCTGTGGTGCCTGCGTAAAGCCCTGGGACGTACAATGGTACTTCAATTCCCCACATCTCATCAACATTTATCAATCCATTCTCAACTATCTGTTGTGCCATCTTGTGGCTCTGTTGGCTGTAGGGATTGGTTCCAGGATCGCCCATCTGCCTGTCATTTCGCACATAGTCTTCCAACCATTTGTGCATGCGTGTGCCACGGTTAGCGGCTTCTGTGGTTATCTCTTGGGCTTTAGCAGTGCCTACACGCTTGCGCCAGTTTTCTAGGGCCAGTTGTTTTTCTCTGGGTTTAGTTTTATCCAATATGGTAGTGACGCTGGCCACCTTGCTACCATCTGGAAGTGAGTATAATCTTTTGCCATCGACTGATTGGCGTGATATGGGAGTGTAATCGTATTTTTGTGTAAGCATAGTATTAGTATATATGCTCATACAAAAGAAGTCAAATAAATATGTGTATGGAAAAATATAATTTAATAATATCCGAGAAACATTTCAATAGTTTCCATTCAAAATATTTTACCGATACTTTTACAGAGTATTTTGAAGTGTCTTTCATTGAAAGAATTGATAAGATGGATAGTAAAAACTGTTTTCTAGTCGCAGACTGTATGGAAGTGATATCCACTGGTAAAACTTGGTGTGACTATCTTAAGGATCAGGGATACCTGACCTTCGTCGATTCTCTCTGGTGTCTAGGAGATCATGCTGGCAGAAATGCATACAACGTGAGCAACAATAATTGGTTTTGGTATCACGAATCTCTCACTTACAGACATATGGGCTACAACAATTACCGTCCAAACAAGACATATAAGAAACTGGGATTGATGCCAATGGGTCTAATTAAACCCCATTTTGAACTGTTGTATGAAAGGATGATTCCGTACCTTGACGATTTCTATTACAGTTATGTGGAACGATTAGGAAAATACTTACCCCATGATACTGATCCTCTATTTCCGGTCAGCCCTGGAACGACCGGGCAACAACAAAGATATTTTAATCCAATGTGGTACGATGACACGTATTTCAGTCTCGTTGCCGAAACTACGACAGATCTTTCTGGGGGGAGGCACATTACGGAAAAATCCTTCAAGCCCATGGCCTATTATCACCCTTTTATCGTTTGGGGACAGCCTGGCACTTTACGATTCCTAAAAGATTTAGGGTTTGAGACTTTTGAAAATCTATTCGATGAGAGCTATGACCTAATACAAGACGACGAAGATCGACTGTCGGCAGTAATAACCAACATTAAATCTTTCCAGAAACACGAATACGATTCTTTAACATTAGAAAAATTAGCACACAACCATAACTTATTTTTTAATGAAGGCATCGTGAAAGAAAGGATACTAAAAGAAATAATACATCCCATGTTAGAATGGATCGAATCTAAACAGTGAAACTTTCTCCACAACCACATTCAGCTTTAACGTTTGGATTGATGAACTCAAAGCCTTCATTGAGTCCTTTCTTTTGATAATCTAATTGTAGACCGCTAAGGTACACTAGATCTTTCTTGCTT